TGGTGACCAGGGTGTGGGCAGTCCAGAACGCTTGCGGCTTCTTTATTAAGAGCATCCCTAATCCACGAGGAAAGAGTAACCCCGACTTTATTGGATGCGTTTTTCCACCTATCTCGGTCGTGTTCGGTTGCGCGGATAAGGACTTGCTTGTCGGCTGGTGCATCGTCGGATTTTTGCATTGGAGAAACGGACATAGAAGTATTTTCTGCAACGTGATTCATTGCGGAAATCAAATTTGAGTCTTTGTTTTCTGTGTTGTTTTGTTCGTTATTCATCACTTTCTTCCTCGTCTTCAACAATTTCCGCATCATGTATTTCGTTTTTTTCTAAAATTTGATTTATGACAGATTCGGGCAAAACACCAGAAATACCCATTAATTGCAACAATTGCTTAGCCTCGGCTTCGGGGTCAAATCTGTTGGCGGCTAATTTTAAGCTGTCAGAACCAGCAAGTGTTGCTTTAATAGATTCAGTTGTTGATGATTTAACATCCATTTGAACATTAATATTCGCCTGGTCCATTCCCAAAAGCTTGGTTCTTCTATCCATGATTCCCAAAACTTGCTGTATCGCCTTTAAGTCCGGCTCAACTGACTGCTCTGTGCCATCATCCATGACCACACGTCTATGTTGCGTTAGAGGCCAGATAGCTTGTTGAAGATTGTCGAGTCGTTCTAGCTCTAGTCTCAAAACCTCAGGGTAAGCCAAAAGTGTTTCACTATTCATCTTTTGCAATTGTCTTTGTATTGCACGAGATACGACCGTTGTTGATACCCCAAAACGACGAGCTATCTCAGATGTTGAGGTTCCGGCTTGACGTAGTTTGAAAATACGTAAATCTCTGTCACTAATAAACTCCCTTGTGGAGATTTTATTAGATTTTTCATCACTCATACAATTATCTTAGACGCTTCTAGCACCTCAAAAGGGAAACGTTTCCCACGTTTAATCTTTACTGGCCAAGGCCGCTCATCACGAGCGCCTCTAAAATGTCTAATGTCATAAACATATGGGTCGGGAGATGTCGGGTCGGGTTGAAGCGAGATTCCGAACTCTGGCCACCTAGACCACACAGCAGAGCCAAATGGTCTTAGGTCTCTAGACGACATAGTCGTGCCCAATGGAGCATGATGCTCAAGCCAAAGAGCACATTTATATACGGTTCGGATTGTGTCTAAATACTTAGCCAATTCGACAGCAAGGGCTTCCGACGTTCTTCCTCCAGGGTCGATAAATGCTTTGTATAACGGTCCTATCAAAAGAATGTCCGGCTTTACGCTGTCAATTGCTTCCTCCAGAATTGCTCTATCCGACGCTTTGAGCAAGTCCATGCCTGCCGGTTTTGTCAAAATAGATGCAGTCACTTTTGGTACCCTACCCATACTCATTGCATTATTTAAAATAGAAGAAGACATTCTTCTAATAATTCTTTCTGGGTTTTCCAGGTCAACAGTAAGAGTTACTACTGGCTTCATTGGTTGAAAAGTAAAGGGATGAATACCAGAGGAAGAGCATAGAGCAATTTGACGAGCAAGCATTGTTTTACCAACGCCTTCGGCCGCAACGACAATAACGCGCTCACCTCTTTCTACCAGGTTTGGTATAACCCAATCATAGCTGTCTGAACTTGTTTCGTTAATAAAATCATTCCACTGAATGAGTCTGCCTGGGTCACCTGGGTCAACAATTGTTGATGCGGCAATAATTAACGATGATTTAGAAATTTTTTGTTGAGAATCTAAATCTGTTCTATCTAGTACTTCTTTAAGCCGATGGATGGCAAGGTCTTTTGGATTCAGTTGAGACTCATCAACTTCTTCTTTGCTCTCTGGCTCGAAAGCCACTAAGTCAGAAAGAGATAAGCCCTCGTTTAGGTGGTCGGTTACGTCTTTTGCTTTTGGCGAAATCCATATTTGAGCATCACAGCCCGCTTTTAACAATTCTTCAAGAACTGTTTGGGCGTGTTGTTTGCCTGGTAAATCATTATCTGCGATGATTTCAACTAAAGCACCCGACAGTGCCTCAGTGTGTATGTCTAGCCACTTTCCTGCTCCGCCGGGCATCGTGGTGGCACAAAGACCCATCTCGATAAGTGTGTTAGCGTCTTTTTCTCCCTCGACAACCCAAATAGGTTCACCCTTTGCTTTTGCCGCCAAAACTGCGGGAAGATTGTATAAAACTTTTGGTGTTTCGCCCAAAGAATAAATCCATTCACCATTTTCGTCTGGTTTTCTTTGTCTAAAAGTTTTAACGCCGTCCTGATTGACGAAACGTACTTTTTGAAACAATAAATGACCATGCTCATCAGTGAAGTCATAAGCAGCAACAAATTTTAATTTTTCTTTCCTTTCGGCTCGCTCCTCTTTTGGTGGCATTAATTCATGAACCTTAAGTCCTACGGCAGCACATATTTGATTTACATCACACCCACCGCCTCTATGGCAAGTCACCAGTACTCGACCATCCGAGCCCTCTGCTATGGATAAGGACGGATTATTGTCGTCATTCCTGCATGGACATTTAGCTTGCCAGCCGGAACCTGTTTGTCTCACCGACGACAAACGTGTCAAAAAATTTTCTGCTATTGGGCCTGGTGTTGGCATTTTATTGAACCTCAGACAATGCGGTTGGCCTCTTTAGACTCTTGGGCTGACGAATTAATGCTTCTCCATTGGCATTTCTATTACCTAATCCAGGTATAAATATTTTTCCATCCCGAGTAAGTCGAACATTGGTTTGAACACGTATTGCTGCACGTTGTAGTTCAGTTTTGCCGCCCCATATACCCCATGGTTCGTGTCTTAATGAATATTGTAGACATTCTTCACTGACATCGCAGGTTTTGCAAATCTCAATTGCTCTTCGTGTTTTTTCTTTTCTTTCACGGAACTCTTGAACTTTTGCTCCCCTGACGTGGTGGGGGAACCATAACTCTGTTGGATGTCCAACGCATTTACCGTTCTTCGGTGGATTATTAAAAGGCTCTTTATTATTATCCATCGACTAACTCCCTTTTGTGTAATTATGGTTTCATTAGCCTAGCCACATCTCCCGAAGAAAGAAAAATTATTGCATAATTTATTTCTAAATTTCCGTTTACGTCGCTGGAAATAATATCCACAGCGTCGAGAGGAACCCCAAATTTAGAAGAGAGTAAAGCTCGTGTTTTACTCAAAGTAATTTCATCAGACGCCATTAATGGTGAAGCATCGACGTATGGGCCCCTATTGGTAATAGAGAGAGCGTTAATTTCTTTTTGCCTTACGTCCACCCTCAAACACCACGCACAAGCAAGGCTTGGTGTTGATGATGCTCTTGGTCTTATTTCGGTGTGTCCACACTCAAGTAAATGTTTATATTTAACTTTACCCCAAGCACCCTCGCGACTAACCTCGACTATCTTGCGTCTAGGGGCGCGACGATGCTCCGTGGTCATGGCGCTATTTTTTTCTTTTTTGAGAAAGAGAAATTATTAAATTTTTAAAACCCAAAAAATCTGCGCAAAAAACTTTTCTTTTTCGCAGATGGAGCTACGCTGACTGGAGCCTGAACTGGCGTTGGCAACTTGACCTCTGGAGTAGCTGGTGCGCTCTCTTTTGGTTTTTGAACCACAGGTGCTTTGGCTGCTTTAGGGGTAGCTTTTTTCTTTGGGGTTGATTTTTTCTTTTGTGTTGTCATGGGCAAGAGCTTAGTACACAAAAATACTCCTTAGTGGATGTGCTCAGCACGACCATCCCCTGTGGAAGGGCTAATTGGCTTAATCTGGGCTTGTGGATGACTATGATAACTCCCTGAGCAAAATGGCCCTAGTCATGACGGCTGCTCAATTAGCCAAGTCAAATACTGTTAAAGAGGACGGGATAGGGGAGGACTTGAGTATGAACTTTTTTGGCTGGGTTGATGACCGTCTGGTTATTGTGTGCCAAATGAAAAGGGAGCTTATGAGCCTTTCTACCGATAAAAGGCTGCATATAGCGGCTGAGTTATGTTCGGTCCTCAGACGGTATTGGGGGGTGAATTCAATAGCCATGGTCGCAGAGGGTTATTGCTCGGCTAACCAAACCAGAACTAAGGATATGGAGCTTTCTATGGCTTTTCTTGACCCCAATATAGGGGTAAAAGAATGCATAACTGTTAGTCATGCTGGTGTTGAAGAAGATGGTAGAGCCCCATCCTACGTGAGCATGGTGGCAATTCCATATTCTTATGGCTTAAATAAAAGTATTGATTGGTCCGAGATTTTGGTTTACCCAAACGGGCCAGATGCTCAGCTAAGAAACGGACTTTATCCGAGAATGTTGCAATCAGTTTTAGCAGAAAAAGTTATTGATGATTTACCTAAAGAATCTTATGATGAGCTAAGAATACTAATTAAACATAACGGATTCTATGTACAGGAATTTAATTAATGTATATAATGGGGTATGCCGTTCTACGACTCTCCTTCATTTAGGGATAGGGCTAGTGCAGGATTGATACGTAATAGCGGTTCGGGGACACAACAAAACACCCCCTGTCCGATTTGCGGACATCCAACTGGAGATTGCGTCGGAGAATCTGAGCCACCAAAAATTATAGCCGGCTATGGCACAACAGAAGAACTTAAAGAAATTCAAAATTTCTTAGTTGAAGAAGACATATTGCAAACAGTGCAAATAACTCCATTTACAAGTGTTAAGGTAATCCTTCACGCAAAAGGGAAATACATACCATACAAAGAAGCTGAGAGACTAGGTCTAATCAAAAAATAATTTGATTAATTTTAGACCATTTTAGTATTCTGGTTTCGGTTAATATCGATAGACCAATTAAGCCACTTAAGGAAAATTATTATGACATTACTTGACCAAGAATTTGTAGATTCGTATTCCTCAAAACTGCCACCATGGGGTTTTAACGGGATGGGAGAAATTGTTTTCCTTAGAACGTATAGTCGCAAAAAAAGTAACGGTAATAACGAAACATGGGTTGAGACTCTTCAAAGAGTTATTAATGGTGCGCATGAAATAGGCGTCGATTACACCAAGGAAGAAGCGGAAAAACTATTTGACCATTGTTTCAATCTTCGTTGTTCTTTTTCTGGACGCTCTTTATGGCAACTGGGGACACCTCTTGTTCAGAAATTTAATGCCACATCGCTTAATAATTGCTATTTCACCAATATTGAAAAAATTGAAGATTTTGAGCTTTTGTTTGAATATTTAATGCTCGGTGGTGGTGTCGGTTTTTCTGTAGAGCGTTCAAAGATTCATGATTTACCAAAAGTTAAATCAGGGGTTGTAATTACTCAAGAGCGCAGCAATGACGCAGATATTATTGTTCCTGATTCACGTCAAGGCTGGAAACGTCTTCTCCATGCTGTTCTGAAATCATATTTTGATACTGGCAAATCATTTTCATATTCAACTATTTTGATTCGCGAATATGGAGCTCCTCTAAAAACTTTTGGTGGTACCGCATCCGGTCCTGGCGCGCTCATTGATGGAATTTCAGATATCTGTAAGGTATTGCAAAACCGTGAAGGCAAAAAGCTTCGTTCCATTGACGTATTAGACATCTGCAACATCATTGGACGTATTGTCGTTTCTGGCTCTTCGCGACGTTCAGCGCAAATCGCCATGGGGGACCCAGACGATGTGTTGTTTATCCGCGCCAAAAACTGGGCATCAGGCAATATTCCTGCCTGGAGAGCAAATTCGAATAACTCAATTTACGCAGACCATTATGACGAAATAATGAGTGAGCTATGGAAGGGTTACGATGGCACTGGAGAGCCTTATGGACTGCTAAACCGCCGTCTTGCTCGTAAATATGGTCGCCTTGGTGAAGTAAAAATTGACAACTCAATTGAGGGGTTTAATCCTTGTGCTGAGATTGCCCTTGCCGACGGAGAGTCATGCAACCTTGCAACTATATTTTTGTCAAACGTTGAGTCGCTTGAGCAATTTAAAGAAATCTCTCGCTTGCTTTACAAGACACAAAAACAAATCACTCGTATGGCGTACCCATATGAGAAAACAACAAATATCGTAAGCAAGAACGCAAGACTTGGACAGTCTGTGACCGGAATACTTCAGTGTTCAGATGAGCAAATTTCATGGCTGTCTCCTGCGTACGAATACTTGCAGGAATTTGATAAGCAGTACTCTGCTGAACGTGGGTGGCCAGAATCGGTTCGTTTGACTACGGTGCAGCCCTCTGGAACGCTTTCACTACTCCCTGGCGTCACACCAGGGATTCACCCTGCATTTGCCCCCTTCTACGTTAGGCGAGTTCGTTTTGGCTCTTCTGACCCGCTTGTCGATGCGTGTCGTAAGCGTGGATACAAAGTTCAATGGGACATCGGTATTGATGGCAGAGAAGACCACACGCGCTACGTAGTGGACTTCCCATGCATGTCACCAGAGGGCTCAATTCTTGCTTCAGCAATGACTGCAGTTGAACAGCTTGAATGGGTGAAAAAGATGCAGACTGAG